GAATCAAGCAAGATCTGCTCAACCAGCACAGCAACCTCAACAACAACCTGTACAGCAACAACCTAAATCTAATCCTGCTGACGATATTAAACTACAAAGTTGGTTATCCAAAAATGAATGGTTTAACGCAGATAGGGTTATGACAAGAGGCGCACAAGCTATACATGAACAACTCGTTTTGGAAGAAGGTTTCAATCCATCAACTGATGAATATTATTCAGAGATTGACAAAAGGATGAGAGAAAACTTTCCACACAAATTTCAGGAGAAACGTGCAAACGTCCAAGCTGTTACTCCTGCGTCTAATGGACGGACTGTAAAATCTGGACGGAAAAAACAGGTTCAATTAACACCTGGTCAGGTGGCTTTCGCAAACAAAATGCGAATACCTCTGGAAAAATACGCTCAAGAAGTGTTAAAAATTGAAAATAGAAAACAATCGGGAAAATAAAATGGTTGAAAGAATATCACGAGAATCTCAAACTCGACAAAAAGAAGAGCGACCAACAGAATGGAAACCTCCTTCAACATTAGAGGCTCCAGAACCTCCCGTTGGATATAAACATCGGTGGATTAGAGAATCTGTTTTAGAATACGATGATAGAAATAATGTTCACAAAAGAAGAAGAGAGGGATATGAACTGGTCAAAGCAGAAGAGTATCCTGAATTTGACGCACCTGTAATAGATGAAGGTAAAAACGCAGGCGTTATAGGCGTTGGTGGTTTAGTATTGGCAAGAATACCAGAAGAAATTGCAGAACAGCGAAATAAACACTATCAAAATGTGGCACAAAATCAAATGGAGGCTGTAGATCGTGATTGGATGCGTGAAAACAATCCAAATATGCCGAAGCTGGCTCCACAACGAAGCACTTCTGTTACCTTTGGGTCACAGAAACCAACTAAAGATTAATTTGTTTTTATAAGGAGAACAAAAAAATGGCAAATAAAGATGCTGCTTTTGGCTTGCGTCCTGTCAAGAGGATAGGAGGCACACCTTTTACAGGGGGCCAAAGCCGATATAGAATCGCTGCCAATTACGGAACAAGTATTTTCACTGGTGACATGGTAGCCCAAGTTACTGGTGGAGGTGTAGAAATCCATGCAGATGGAGGAACTGTTCCTATAGTTGGCGTATTTAACGGGTGTCAATACACTGATCCTACAACTAAGGAAACTGTATTCAGCCCATATTACCCAGCAAGCACAAATGCTTCTGACATAATTGCTTTTGTTATTGACGACCCAATGGTTGTCTTTGAGATTCAAGCAAATGCAGCTTTTCCTGTTGCAGACTTGTTCGGAAACTTTGATGTAGTGTATACTTCTGCAGGAAGTACCACCACAGGGTTAGCTGGCTCAGAATTAAATGTATCTGATGGGGCAACAACCGCTGGTTTACCCTTAAAAGCTATTGATATTTCTGAGGATCCAGAAAATTCAGACGTATCATCTGCAAATACAAATGTATATGTAGTGATACAAAACCACATATTCGGCGCTAAAGCTGCCGGATTAGCATAAGGGGATTAGATAATGGCTATTTCTAGATCACAACTCGCAAAAGAGTTAGAGCCAGGACTTAATGCTCTTTTTGGTATGGAGTATGAGCGTTACGATGACGAACACGCTGAGATATATGACACAGAAACTTCAGATCGTGCATTTGAAGAAGAAGTCATGTTAGTGGGTTTTGGTAACGCACCAACAAAAAGTGAAGGTTCTGGTGTGCAATTTGATACAGCAAACGAAGCATATACTGCTCGTTATACGCATGAAACAATTGCACTAGCGTTTGCATTAACTGAAGAAGCAATAGAGGATAATCTCTATGATCGTTTAGGCGCTCGTTATACAAGAGCGTTAGCACGTTCAATGTCACACACAAAGCAAGTAAAAGCTGCTTCTACATTAAACAATGCGTTTAATTCAAGCTTTACTGGTGGTGATGGCAAAGAGCTATGTGCTACAGATCATCCTTTAGCAATGGGTGGTACGTTTTCAAACGAACCATCAACTGCAGCTGATCTTAATGAAACTTCATTAGAGAATGCATTGATCGATATTTCAAATTTCGTTGATGAAAGAAATATGATTGTTGCGTTACGTGGAATGAAACTAATTATTCCACCAGCACTACAGTTTATTGCTGATAGATTAATGTCATCTACTCTACGTACAGGCACATCAGACAATGATGTAAATGCTATACGTAACATGGGTATGTTGCCAGATGGTGTAGTAGTCAATCACTTTTTAACCGATACAGATGCGTTTTTTATTAAAACAGACGCTCCAAATGGTTTTAAAATGTTTGAAAGATCACCATTAGCAACTTCTATGGAAGCTGACTTTGATACAGGAAACATGAGATTTAAAGCAAGAGAAAGATATTCTTTTGGTTTCTCTGATCCAAGATGTGTGTTCGGTTCACCCGGAGCATAAAAAATAAAAGGGGTGACTTGCGAGTTGCCCCTTATTACTATAAAATATAAATACCTTGACAGTTACATCGTGTAACTGACATTAGCCAAGACAAGGAGATTTAAATGGCAAATTCTACTTTTTCAGGTCCCGTCAGATCTCAAGATGGATTTGATTCTATTAAAAAAGATTCAAATGGGGCAGTAACTAGCACAATGTCAATGGAAACTTACGTTGCAACAATAACTGTAGCTAATGGAGCAACTACTGGTAAAGAGTCTTCAATTGGCATACCATCTAATTTTATCCCAATGGGTGTGACAGTAGCTGTTACTGGTGCTGCAAGTAACTCTGTAAATTTAAATGATATTGGCACAGATGCTGATACAGATGGCTTTGTTGATGGAATATCAGCAGCTGTAAATTCTACAGGTTTTAAGGGGTTTTTCCCGTGTAATGGTGTTTTAGGAATGTCTGGAGGAACTACAACTGCTGCAACAGAAACAGCAGATGAAGTTGAGATTGTTCTTTCAGGTGATCCAGGAGCAGATACAACAGTTGTCTTAAAGTTTTTTGGTTTATCAAGCTCCTCTGATGCATCATAGCAGGAGGAAAATATGGCACACTCAGATGTAAAAGCCTTTAATTTTGATCAAGGAGATTCTGCTGCTGTGGTTGGACCTTCAAGATCAAGAATAAGGCAGGTTGTTATATTTGCTGCAGCTACAGGAGCTTTGACCATTAAGAATGGTACTAGTAGTGGAGACAGTTTGCTTGTTCAAAGCTTTCCAACAGGTTTACATACATTAAACATACCTGATAATGGAATATTAGCTGAGGATGGAGCATTTGTTTCTGCATTTTCTGGTAGCGGTAATAAACTAACGATCTTTCTATCCTAATGGCTAGAAAGAGAGATAAACAGCCACCTAAAACTAAGAAATACTTTCGCCCTACTAAAAAGGGCGCAGGTATGACTAAGGCAGGTGTTGCAAAATACAGAAGAGACAATCCTGGTTCAAAACTTAAAACTGCAGTAACTGGTAAAGTTAAAAAAGGAAGTAAGGACGCTAAAAGGAGAAAATCATTTTGCGCCAGATCAGCTGGACAAATGAAAAAGTTTCCAAAAGCAGCTAAAGATCCTAACAGTCGTTTAAGACAAGCAAGAAGAAGGTGGAAATGTCGATAAAAAAAGAAATATTTGTTGGTGTTGTTACAACCTTTTCTTTTGGTGTGTTTGCTTGGATGGCATCCACTTTAATATCTGTTGATAAAAGAACAGAAGTTATGGCTGTACAAGTTAATGCTAATTATGAAATGATTAAACCTCTATGGGAAGATTTTATTAAAAGGAGATCAGAATATGGTTATGAAAAAACAAAACACTAAAGGTGGTACAATGAAAAATGGTATCATGGATACCACAAAAGCTGTACCTATTAATATGAAAATGAAAGGTGGCAAGATTACTATGATGACCAAGGGTGGTAGTGTTAAAAAAATTAACATGATGACCAAAGGTGGAAGTGTTAAAAAATACAAGTAATCTATGGCCTATCTACAAAGTAATATTCCTTACTTTAAATGTTGGGTAAGAAGAGAGTACACTCATAACCATGAAAAGTATCATGGTGAGTTTTTACACGCTATGGCTATAGCTGTAACGACCATGCCATGCCGATGTTTAAGTTTTCAAGTAATATTTACTGGTTTTGAATCAGATGAGGATTCTAACGTACATGGTGGTGCTATGTGGGCTAGAATGCCGATTACTGGATTAGTAGGTGACTTTGATTTTGAAGGATGGCCTGACCCTATGCCTGTTTACGAAGCTCAACCTTGGGATTGTGCATCTCATCATCATAGTGTTTACGTATTAGATAGAGCTACCCCTTGCCCTTGGTTGGCAAAGATAGGTGGTGAATTTTATCCTGCTAAATATTTATTTACTGTAGATTATGCAGAGAGTGAAATAGCTGACGATCCAGCACAGCATAAGCAAAGTCATGTATTGCAATTATTAGATGCTGGAAAGTATACAGGTAATATTGTAGCTCTTCCTAATAATAGAGTTAGAGTTACACATCCAGCTTGGTATAGAACTGGAGAAGGTCCACCTGACTTTAAGCCATCACATCATATACATTATTCTAAGTCAGATTTAGATTATGTGTTGGATGTTAACAAAATATTTGATAATATGTACGCAAAAGAAAAAAAATAGGATGATAAAATGGCTACTTCAAGCAGTACAAATTTTGAACTTGATGTTTCAGACTATATAGAAGAAGCCTTTGAACGATGTGGATTAGAGGTAAAAACAGGTTACGATTTAAAAACTGCTAAGAGATCTTTGAATTTAATGTTAGTTGAGTGGGCTAACAGAGGTTTAAATCAATGGACTATCGTACAAAGAACGCAATCATTAACTGTAAGTGATGGAGAATATTCTCTTAATACAGATATCATTGATATTTTATCTGCATCTGTTACGAGGGATGGCACAAGTTTTCCATTAGAAAGAATAAGTAGAGATGCTTTTCTAACGATACCTACCAAAACAACAAAAGGTAGACCCACACAGTTTTTTTTAGATAGGCAAATAACACCTAATCTAAAAATATGGCCTGTTCCTGAAAATACTACAGATGTTATAGTTTACGATGCATTGACTAGGATGGATGATGCAGATTCATATACAAACACATTAGAGGTACCATTTAGGTTTTATCCTTGTTTAGCTGCAGGGTTGGCCTATTATATAGCAATTAAAAGAGCGCCAGATAGAATACAATTACTTAAATCTGTCTATGAAGAAGAGTTTGATAGAGCTATGGCAGAAGATAGAGATAGAGCATCTACTACCATTAGTCCAGAATTGAGGTTTTATAGAGTTGTCTAAATTTGCTACATCAAAAAGAGCTTATGGTATATCAGATCGTTCTGGTTTTCGCTATCGTTTAAAAGATATGAGAAAAGAGTGGAATGGATTATTAGTTGGACCTGATGAATATGAAGAGAAACATCCACAACTAGAACCAATAAGAAGAAGAGTAGATCGTGAGGCTGTAAGAGATCCGAGACCACAAGAAAAACTTGATTTTGAAGTTTCTGTTGGTGGAGGTGGTTTTCCTGATAGAGGTAAAGATATCGTTGGAGTAACAAGCATAGGAAGAGTATCGGTGACAACATGAGCTATACATATACTACATTAAAAACAGCGATTAAAGATTATACACAAAACGATGAAACTACTTTTGTATCTCAATTAGATAATTTTATTAAATTAGCTGAAGAGAGAATTATCAAATCTGTACAGTTGAATTTTTTTCAGAAGAATGTGAGTGGAACAATGAGTTCTGGTAATCAATATTTAGCTTGCCCTTCTGATTTCTTAGCTCCTTATTCATTAAGTATAACAAACAGTAGTAGCTATGAGTTTTTACAATTTAAAGAATTAGAGTTTGTGCAATCTTACAATCCAAATTCTTCAACTACAGGTACACCTAAATATTATGCACAATTTGATGTTAATAATTTTATACTTGGACCTACTCCAAATAGTAATTTTACGACATCTCTAAGTTATTTATTTAGACCAGCAAGTTTGACTGCTAGTACGTTTACTTTAACTTTAACAAGTGTGAGTGGGACATTCACAACAAGCGATACAATAACTGGTGGTACTAGCAGTCAAAGTACAACAGTAAGTGCAGTTCCATCTTCCACAACATTAACAGTTCCAATACCTACAGGTGACTTTACTGTAGGAGAAACAATCACTGGCAGTTCAAGTGGTGCTACAGGTACATTGTCATCAATATCATCTGATACTACCTCCACTTGGTTAAGTGAAAATGCTAAAATTGCCTTATTATATTCATCTTTGGTTGAAGCTTATACCTTTATGAAAGGAGAACCTGATGTTATGGCTACTTATAATTCAAGAGTTGCAGAAGCTATCGCAAGACTTAAAAATCTTGGAGAAGCGCAAGAAGTTACTGATGAATACAGTGTTGGACAAATTAAAAGGGCTAAATCGTAATGCAAACAAACTCAATATCTATGTCAAACAATTTTTCAGTGGGAGTAGAAACAACTAATCATAGGGGTTTCACACCTGAAGAAGTTGCAGAAATGTGTGTTAAAAAAATTATATCTGTATCAGATACAGCACCACCTGTAATCAAAGATCAGGCTTTGGAGTATAAAAAACAGTTGGAAAGTTTAATTGCTTATTATATGAAAGAAGCTATTAATAGTGATAGAACTACAATTTACAACGCATTAAAAGATTCTGGTAACGATAAATTAGCAGAGTACATAAGGAGATTATAATGGCTTTTAGTGGAAATTTTTTATGTACCTCATTTAAAAAAGAATTATTACAAGGTACACATACGTTTGCTAATACAAGTGGGGATCAATTTAAAATTGCTTTATTTACTAATAGCGCAGAACCAACACAAGGATCTTTTGGTGGGTCTGGAACTACAATGAATGGAAGCGTTACTACCTTTTCAGCTAACAACGAAGTAGCAGGTGGATCAACAAGTATCACCAGTGGGGGTGAAAACTTAACTGTACCATCTGGATCACCAGCTACATCTGGTACTACTGCGTTTGTTACATTTAACGATGTTACTTTTGCTAGTGTGACTGTGACTGGAGTAAGGGGAGCTATAATATATAATAGTTCTGAATCTAATAAAGCAGTAGCAGTTCTTGATTTTGGCAGTGATAAGGCAGCAAGTAGTGGTAATTTTACAATAACTTTTCCAACAAACGATGTTAATAATGCGATTATAAGGATTGCCTAATGGCTCTAAAAGTAAGAGATAGAGTTAAAGAAAGCACTACAACTACAGGTACAGGTGCTGTCACTTTATCAGGAGCTTCTGCTAATTTTCAAACTTTTTCTTCTGTTTTGTCTAATGCAGACACTACTTTTTACGCTATTATTGACGATACTAACAACGAATTTGAAGTTGGTTTAGGTACATTTGCGTCAAGTGGCAATACTATAACCCGAACAACTGTGCTAGAAAGTTCTAATTCTGGCAGCGCTGTAGACTTTGGAGCAGGAACTAAACAAATATTTATGACGTATCCTGCAGAGAAATCTGTGTTTCTTGATGCTAATAATCATGTTGAACTTACTGGTGGAGCGATATCACTTAAAAACGCAGGGTCACAATCTCGTATTGATTTTTATTGTGAATCAAGCAACGCACATTATGCTAGACTACAAGCACCAGCACACTCTGCTTTTTCTGGAAATGTTACAATTACTC